TTCATGTCCTTTTTCGACTCCAGAAAGATCGTACCGCTGCTGTTGGGCTTAGTTTTGGGCGATGTGAGGTCCGACTTCAGTTGCCTGTCGTTGGGCATTGATGCGGTTCTGAGCCAGTCACGCATTGCGCCCCACATCTCGGCGCGTTTGTTGCCCCACATCACCGGGGTTTTGGCTTTCCAGCCGAAGTTCACCCCGCGCACCTTATAACGCTGCTCTGTCAACCGGTCAAGTATGCCGTAGCCGAGCCCACCCTCGTCGAGCACCGTCAGCGCTGGCTTGAACTCCTCGATCGCCTCGATGACGTGTCCGACAACGGTCATCGTGTCGTCGCCGCGGTAACGTCTGACCGCTACCAGGTCGCGTCCCTGGCGCACCACGATGACTGTTGCGTCCGCGCCACTACGCGCGGGGTCCACGCCGAGCACGATGGGTGCGTTGGGGTCTTTGTACTTGACCCGCTTCATTGCATCGTCCACCACATGGGGGCTGATGAACTGGTCGTCACCCACCGATGGGAACTCACCGTAGACCTCGATGCGTGCCTCGCGGCTATCCTCACCGTACTCAGCGATGATCTGCTCGTAAATGGCCTTGTCGGTGCCCTCGACTGTGCGCGAGTCGATGTTGCGCGTTGTCCAGAAGTCCCGCTTGGCGTTGAAGCACTCGTAGAAGTACCCGGTGTTGCGTCGAGGGTTACTAAACGCGAGCCAGTACCGATCGACGATGGGCTCGGTGAAGAAGCCCGCGGCCACTGACCAGATCCCGTCTGGAATGCCGCTCGCCTCGTCGAAGATGACCATCATGCCGTCTTGGTTGTGAACCCCGGCGTAGGCATCGGGGTTCTCCTCGGTCCACAGTTTCCCCTCGGCGCCCCAGTAGCGCGTGCCCTTGCGCAGGTCACGCTCGACCAGTGTGGTCAGCCAGGCAGCGGGTACGAGTTTGGTGGCCGACGGCTCCCACCAGTGCGAGTTGATGGCCATCGTCGCCCACTTGGTCAGCTCGCCCCAGGTCACGTTGCGCAACTGGCTCTCGCTGTTGGCGCTCACGATCACGCTCGATCCGAGTCGAGTGGTCAGCATGCATAAAATGAGCCAACTGTCCAAGGCCGATTTCCCGATCCCCCGTCCCGAGGCCACAGCAGCACGCAGCGCGTCGAGCACGGCGTCAGGGGTTCTGTTACGCCGAATGTGCTGCGCGATCGTCCTTAGAACCTCACGCTGCCATCTGCGCGGCCCGCTGAAGTGCTCCAGCGGCGTGTTCTTCTGCCCCCACGGGAACGCAAACATGACAAACGTCTCAGGATCGTCACTCACCTGTGGCGACCACAATTGACTCATGAGCATCTGCTCTTCGTCAGGGGAGTAGCGTGGCTGTTGCGCCATCAGTCGTCATCCTCGGTTGTCGCGGGTTTGTGTTCGATGTAGTCAACCGCTTCTTCTACATTCATCAGCACACGCGAGCGTGCCTGCTCCAGTGCTGCGGTGATGCTGATCGATTGCGCAATCTCGACTTGCTTGATGTCGCCGTACTGTTTGCGATTGTCAGCGCCCATCAACCACTTGTAAGTGTCGATCTTGAGTTTGGACCGCTGTACGTCCTCGGCGGCATCCTCAGCCTCGGCAATCTCGATGATCCTGCCTGCCCACCACTCGGTGCGCAACTCTTTGGCTTCCTTGTACCGCTCGTAACGCTGGGGGTCACGTTTGATCCAGCGCCAGAACGCATCGTACTCGATGCTGCGCAGATCCTCGCTGACGATCGACTTCAGCGTTCTACCCTGCGTCATTTCCGACAGCACCCGCTCGAACATGGCCGAAAAGGTAGCGTCGAGCAACTCCCTGGTCACACGACGATGTTCTGCGACGGTGCGACTGTTCGAGGGTTGGGGTTGGGGCTGAGGTGCGCCTGCCAACCAGTCGGGAATCTCCTGTGTCTGCATCGCCCGAGTGTACTACGAGTGTGCGACGTTGGGTCAAGCGTTGATTAGTGGGGATTGTTCAATGGCTTAATGTTTTATTGGAAAAAATAAAAAAGAGTCGGTGGTGCCTTCATTTTTGATCCATCGAGTCGCCGGCCCTCCCCTCCCCCCCATCAGCTGGTATCTCCACTGAGTCAATGCAACCAGGCCGCAACCACGCAACCAGGGCGCAACTAGGGCGCATTGGATCAAGGGTTAGCCCATTGGCACGGGCTAGTGTGTCAATGGATCAAGGGTTGGCCCATTGGCGCAGGGATAGTGTGTCAATGGGCGCGGAATCCGTGTCAATGGGCGTGGTGCGATGGGGGTGCGACAACGTGACTTTTGAATGTTAGAAAATGGGGTTGTACGAGGTTTTTAAATTTAGTCCCTCACGCACCCCCTCGCTCCCAGTCACAGTGTCACAGTCACACCATGCCATCGCATTGGCACAAAGGGGCTTGCATTCGTTGAAAGAACCATGCTATGATTCGTTCATCGGGTCAACGGTTGACCCGACAATCAGAAGGAAACCAGACCATGACCAAGTCAGAACAAAGGGAAGTCTCCAAGCTTAAGCAATGGCATCAAGCCGGCTTGGTTGACGTGAGCACCCTCGCCCGCTCCATGTCTGCCCTGATCCGCGCGGCCATGACGAACCGCTCCAAGATCGAGCTTTCCCGTGTCGCTGCAGACATGGAATGCCAGCGCCACCCCGAATTCATCGTCTGACATCAACCCGGGCGGATCTTCGGATCCGCCCATCCTCTGAAAGGTCACACCATGATCAAGCCCCTTCCCCTTCGCTATCGCATTCGTCGCTTTGCAGATCGCAACCCGGGTCAAGTGTTCACCTACGCTTTCGCTATCGTTTTCGGGCTTGCCCTCGGCACGCTTGTAGCTCTCGGCATCTGACACCACAACACCACATCAAAGGAGAAACGCACCATGACAACACCTAACAGCATCGTCGTTTACGATGGCCCCTCAGTGATCGACGGTAAACCCATTGTGGTGATCCTCACCGGCTTGGCATCGTCAAGTGAGAATTCGAAGACCGGTAACCTTGTTCAATCGTTCATCATTCGATCGGACGTTGCACCTACCGATGCCCTTAAGACGGGAGACGATGCCAGTGTGTGCGGGTTCTGCCCACATCGTCCCTTGATCGCTCGCATGCTCGAGCGCGCCGGGTTCCCGATGTCCCCCTGCTATGTGAACGTCGGGCGCTCGGTCCTATCGGTTTGGAATGCATACCGCCGGGGCTCTTACCCTAGGGCATCGTCGATCGATCAGGTTGCGCAGCTACTGAAGGGGCGCAAGCTTCGTCTCGGCACCTATGGGGATCCTGCAGCCGCTCCCGTGGCGCTTTGGCAACTGTTGGCGAGCCTATCGGCAGGACACGTAGGCTATACGCACCAGTGGCAAGCCATGGGCTTTGATCATGCTGCATGGTCCTCGCTGGTGATGGCCAGTGCCGATAACCACGATGAGGCCCTGCAGGCTCAGGCTTTGGGTATGCGGTATTTCCGCGTATCCATCGGGGTGGATCGCAAGCCCCTTGAAGTGACATGTCCTGCGAGCGCTGAAGGGGGACGCAAGGCCCAGTGCTCTGATTGCATGCTGTGCGCAGGGACGTCAAAGCAAGCCCGCTCCATCGTCATCGCCGACCATGCATCAGGGCATGCCAAGCGGGTGATCTCTATTCGTTCTATCTAAGGGGGTCAACCAAATGATCACACTCACCACCGATTACAAACGCCAGAGCATTACTGAAGAGTTTCCTACTCTTGAGCATGCCCTGGTTGCGTACGCTGACGCAGACTGGGCAGCATGCCATCAGCCCGGAAACGATACCCGGCGGATCACTCTGCGCATTGACGGGTCAACTGTCAAATATCGCACCTATTGAAAGGAAACCAGACCATGACAAACCAGAAACAAATCCGCGCGGCCTTTTGGGACGCATACCCGCACCTATCAGAGCAAGCCCGTGAGGCTGGCATTCTGACCAAGTCGCAGAACTTCCACTGCGCGACAGTCCGTTGCGCATTCGTCGATTTTGTGGATTCGCTCCACCGCGACGGGTCAATATCTGACGCATTGGCCGAAAGGGTCACACTGTGAGCCACAGCAACCCCCTGCACCGGGAACCACCAGCACGAACCCCGAAGCGGCCCCCGTGGCCCTTCCCCGTGCAACCCCTCGCCTACCCCATCGCACCACCTATCGAGCGCCCCATTCGCCCGGTTAAGCCCGATCATGCATCGATGTCCGATGCACCATTCTGAAAGGATATCGAATGACCACCGCAAAGGATGATTTGTTGGCCGCCCTGCAAGCCCTCATGGCCCTGGACGTCAAGGGCCACGCCCTGGCCGACAGACTGCAATTTTCCGATGCTGGCCGCGCCCTGCTGGCGCAGTGCCGCGCCGCTATCGCTCGCGCAGCCGCGGAGGACTGACCATGCTCTACGGCCCCGGTATACCCTGCCTTGACCCCGATAAGCCTTTGACACACTCAGAGTGGCTCGAAGAGCGCCGCGAGGATATCTGCCCACACTGCGGGCGCACACTCGAAAGCCCCTCAGAACTGCGCACGGGACTGTGCAACAGCGGCGATTGCCCGCGGCATGATGACCCGGAGCACGTCGAATGATCCGCAAAAACCAACCCGTAACTATCCGCCCTGAGTGGCGCGACCCGGGCGACGAGGGCGTTCACTTCGTCGCCCTGGAAGACGAAGCCGGCGGACGCGTCCTGATTGGCGCGCTGGGCGTCCTGCACCGGTTCACCCCGTCGCAAGTGGTGCGCACGGACATGCTGGAGCACGTCGAATGATCATCGCCATCATCTCCACCCTCGTTGCCCTCCTCATCGCCTTATTGTTGGATGACTAACCCCATGACCACACAATCGAACG